TGCTTTGTTTATCCTATGAGATTCTTTTACTTTTTGAAGTTCTTCTACACTATTTAATACTCTATCTCTATTGTTTGCATTCTCAGCCTCATTAGTTACTCTAACTTTTTTATATCCAAGTTCTTCTAATTTTTTCAGACGACCTAAGTTATATGCTAGAGATATTTCTGTTTCAGCTATTCTCTTGATTCTTCTAATACCAAAGATATTACTAGCAGCATTTTCTATAGACTCAATTGGTTTATATTTTCCAGATTTACTATCAAATAAACCTTCTTTATATTGTCCATCTATTAAAGTGTTTCTAACCTCTCTTTCTCTTATAGTTTTTAGTAAATCTCTAATATCTCCTGCATTTCTAATCTTAGGAAGAGTTTCTTTATATCTACCTTGTTTATTAATATCTTTTTTATTATCCTTATAAGGTTGAATTAAATCAATCAATTGTTGAGCTAAATCTTTATATAAATCACTTTTATTAGTTTGATTTTTTAGGCGAGTAATAGCAAGATTAACTTTAGCATCATTACCATAACCACTTTCTCCAGTAGCAAACTTCTGTATTTGCTTATCATTGAAAAGCTTTTGTGTTTTCTCTCCATTAACTGTTTTAGTATCTCTAATTACATCTATAAACTCTTCAATAGCAGTTAAAGCAGTTCTATCTTCTCCTTTTAAATCCGGATCTTTCAATAACTTTTGATAATACTCTTGATTCTCATTTTCTTGTCTAGTAGTTAAAGCATTGAATAATTTTTGTTCTCTATTATTTGGTCTTACTCCTTCATTATTAGAGAAATAATCTCGAATCTTTTTAATTACGTTTTTCTTATAATCTTCAGAGTAGTTTTGAGCTAATAGTAGAGTTCGCTTATTCTGATAGATAGTACCAAATTCAGTTGAGTTTAATATATCGATTCCATTAATATTCGGATTAGGAGCATTAGATTCTGATAACTTAAGCTCCATAGTTTTTATAGTTTCTTGTAAATCACGAACTCTAACATCTATAGTAGCAAATTGTTTATTCTTTTTATCTTGAGTTACATTTCTACTACCTAAACTACCTAAGAATTGCTGAAGCTCACTACTAATCAAATCTAAGTTAGCTTTTATAGTATTTTTATCAGCTTGACTAAGATTCTTTTTATTCAATTCTTTTTGTAATGCAGCAACTCTTATAGACTGTTCTTTTAATATTCGCTTTTCTACTGAAGAATCTGCAATCTTTTGATTTGGGTCTATAGCAAATGTAATCAACTCATTAGATGATATAGAATAATTACTTTTCTTATTTTTTTCGTTACTCAATACATCTTGCTGACCTAATATCCAATGATGATTCCATAACTCATCTAAAGCGTTTTTAATAATTAAAGTTGGTAAAGTAAAGTTATTAGTGATTTTGTTCAATACACTAGAATCACCACTATCTAATTCTTTCTTATAAGGAGTTAAAAACATTAGATTAAAGTTGTATAGCTTATTCTCTACGCTATTAACGAATTTATCTACATATTTAATATCTAGAGAACTCTTAGATTTTTTCTTTTTCAATACTGTTGCCATAAATAGAAGTGTACATTATAATGAAGCAATACTGTTTCAATATAACATACATGACATTTCCTAAAATAGCGAAGAAAGACCTTATACTTCGCATTCAATCTAAAGTAAAACAAAGTTCTGAAACTGTTCTATCACAAGTTCTATTATCTAAAGTATTTGATTCTGTCTTTGAGTCTATTATTCAATATCTAGAAGAAGGTAATGAAGTAACGACTCCTCTAGGAGTTATCAAACTTAAGACTTTACCTGATACAAGACGTAGAGACATTAGTAATAATAGTTTCCTAAATGTAAAAGGTTATTTTCGACCTAAGCTTGCATTGAACGATACTCTTAGAAAGAGATTTGCTAAGAGAGAATATACATTTTTAGAACCTGAAAAGAAAGTAGACTAATAATCAGAATCTAAATCTAGTAGAAGTATTAGTAGAACCAAATATTTGATTAGAAGAGGGAGTATCAATAAAGATGTTCCTTCTTTGTTTTATATATTCAGATGGAACTTGAAGTATTTCTGAACTACTAACTACTCTACTATTTCTTTCTAACCATAAAACTCCATAGCAGAAAGCATCCATCACATCATCATTTCTACATAATGGAAAAGTTACTAATTGATCTTTTAGAGTAACTATCTTCTCACAAGCTTCTTTAGTAGGGAAATATATCTTACCTGACATAAACGCAGGAATAGTAGCTTTCAATCGACTTTCTTTATCTGTTCCATATTCTCTAGGCTCTAATGCAATAAAACCAGGAATTTGCTGAGATAACGCAGAGACTAAAGCGGGGCCAACACTTTTATTTTCTATAATTTTATAAGCACAAGGATATTTATTTAGTAGATTTTTCACTTCAATGATTAAATCATCAAAACCTAATTTCTTTTCTACTACATCTACTACATAATACTTATTTTGATATATACCAAATATTACTAATCCTGTATAACAAGCTTGGTCGTTTACTGATTGTGCTAAATCACCAGCTAAGACATATTGCTCATAAGGTGGAGCATTTTGATATTCTTTAAAATACTTATTAGAGATAACGTTACCAGCAGTTCCCTTCACATTTTGCTGACATTGACGTTCAAACTCAAAAGGAGTAAATTCAATCTCCATCTTCTTAATAGTTTCTATATCAAGCAGTTCAGGAACTAATATTTCTCCTACCTTTTTCCTCCAATCCTTGAAACCTAATTTAGTAGAACTAGGAGAAACACCAGTATAAAGTAAAGGTAAAACTAATCTATCAAATCCACCTATTTCCTCCATTAAATAACCAGAAGTATCATTTTCTCTTAACCGTTGTTGAATAACAATAAGTGCTTTTTCTTCACTAGATGGATTAAAACGAGAAATAAGTGTTCCTCCTACAAACTTATTAGTTTTAAGAACTACTTTTTTAGAATCTGCTTCACTAGCTTTTAATGGGTCATCTAGGATTATTACATCAGCCCCTTTACCAGTAATAGAACCTCCAATCCCAATAGTATATCTTTTACCTTGATAGTTGTTATAAATTACTTTCTCAGTATCTTTTACTAACTCTATAGGATTATCTACTAGATCTTCCATAGTATTTTGAACTAGAGAGTAATAATCATCGTTAACTAGCTTTCTAAATTGTTCGGAACATTCTTTAGCAATATCAAAGCTATAACTACAATAAATAAACTTAAGATGAGGTTTCTTCAACCACCAATAAGCAGGAAAATAAACTCCAGTTAACAAAGTCTTCATTGTACGAGGACTGATATTAATAATGAGTCGTTTAATCTGACCTGCCATTACAGCTTCTAAATGTTCACTTAATGCTTGAGCTAATCTACTATCTCTAAATGGAGTAGATTCAACGTGTTCAAACCCAACTTTAAGGAAATCATATAGAGAGTTAGAAGCATTGAGATATTTCTGTTGATTAAGTAGAAACTCTATTTCTTGGTCTATCTTACTTAATTGCTCATTCTTCTTTTTCGACATTTTAATATATAATATGAAGTACCTATATAATAGTATAAAAAAATGACAATAACTAAGAAAAACGTAAATGGAAAGAATCTAGTAACTTCTTGTACAATTGCTAACTGCTGCCTAACAGTAGAAGTAATAGAAGGAGAAACAGTTAAAGATGATGCTAATTTAACTTTAACTAATGAACGACATCAAGAATTATTCTGTACGGCTAGTGAATTTGCTGAAATAGCTGAACATTTATATCTAACAGGAGTGATTAAGTTAGATAAGATAAGAGGATTTCTCTGCAATCAAACAGATTGAACAAAATGAACAAACCAATAGATTCTAACAATGATAAAGTTATTATTTTTATCAAAAGTAGATTACGTGAAGACAATGTTTCTGGATGTTTAAGTGATATTGAGGGTTTTGATATATTAAATTTAGATTTACCTTTAGTTTATACAGGAGAACTTAGCTCGGATAAATGGAAACACATTAAGTAGAGTGATATCAAAACTAACTAAATCTCCAATATATTAGCTATACTATTAAAGAATCTCTATTGCGGGGATTCTTATTTATTTATGAGAGAAAATACTATGGTTACTGAGTATCAACTAAATCGAAGAAGACGAATGAATAGTTATCTCAATTCTCTAAAAGATGAGGCTAAAAGAATTAATGGAGATGAATCCGTTATATGGTTAGCTGAAGATCTAATTACACTTTTAATACATAAAATAGCTCAACAAGGTAAAGTCTTGGAGATTCCTGATTGTTGTCCTAGTGAAAGTAATGAAGGTGATTTTCATGTAATGTTCGCTTGGGATAAAGATGAGCATTATCTAGAATGTGAGATATATAATACTGGACTTATAGAGTTTTTTTATAGAAATCGTCTTACTAATAAAACTTGGAGTTGGGAGACAATATACGCACTTTTCTCTGATACAGGAGTACACGTTCAAGCTCTATGTTCTAATGAATTGATAGAAAAATTAAGTTTATTTACAGAATAACTATGAAAAATAAGACATATACCATACAAGTTAAAGAAATCACTTCTAAAGATAAAGAAGATAACAAAAAGAAAGTAGAACCTAAGAAAGCACCTTTTTCTTGGATGATACTTATTTTTGCAGTTATAATAGCCTTAATTATAAG